GATTACAGAAATTATGACTATTCCAATACCAACATACTTATTAAGTTCGGAGATTTTGCAAGAAATGGAAAAGATGTTAGAATGACCAAACCATTAAAATATCAATATATATTTCCAGAGCCAGACATGATTACCTCTGGAAGTATTATGTATTCTTCCCAGCAAAAAATAAAAGAAGTTATAGATAATAGAGGTATCATAGTTCAAGCTGAAGATATTAACGTAAAAAATAAAGGGAGATCGCGAGGCATTCATAAATGCTATTATTTTAGGAGCGATGATTGCATTTTTGTTAGATATATTCGTTAATCTTGTTATCAAGTGGAGAAAATCTCAACCTTAAAGAACACAAAGATAATATTTAATCGAATTGCCACTATTTCACTTAGATAAAAAAGAAAAGACAGCACTAATCTGCTGTCTTTTTCACAAATGCCTTCAAACGATAAAATCGGTCAATAGCCGGATTATAGAATGCATCCGGATAGTGCTATTTAATGTCATTGATATTCACATAGACTCTTATATCCATAGTGTATTCGGCTGACTTTTCAATAAGCCATTAAATTTAATTTAACCTAACAATGTTCATTTTTCAATTAAAAACTTATATTTGCAATGGTATAAAGAAATTATAATGAACATGAGCAAAAAATATTAAAAGAAGACTCCCAATAGTTGTGGTTAATGCTATAGAACCTATTGTTGAAAAATATCGTAATATTATTGCGTTTAAAGACAGAGATAACGCCTTACTACATATCATAGATAATGAAGATTTGAATTTCTATTTTACATAAAAAAACAGAGAAAACACATCAAGTGGATTTAAAAACAAAATAGAGTTGTCTCCATTAGATGATACAATAGGGATACATTCATTTTTATTAAACGAGCAACAATTATCCGATTATTTAACCAGTTGGTGTAAGCGAATAGAATTTTACCATAGAGAATCTATCTTGGATGATCCAATACTCAATGCTTATAACAAAGAGATTAAAGATGAATTTAATAAAATACAATTAATTGACGAAGACGCTAATTCAATTCCATTCAATATAAGCCAACAAAGGTTTTTGGTCTCTTTCCTAAAAGAAACGGATACCTTACTAGAAGAAAACAAATCTGATTTAGAAGAAATAGACTACAAAGATATCAGAAAAAGTATAACAAATACAATAAGATCAATTTCCAAAGAGACTAAACAACAAATCTTAAATCGAATAAGTGAAATTCTTGCTAAAAGTAGAAAATCAAGCTTTGAGTTTGGAGAGAAATGTGTCACATCATTCTTTAAAGCTATAGCGTCCGAGGCTGGTAAAGCTGTATTTAAGGCTGTGGCAGGTTGTTTATCGGGTACTACATGAAAAAGGCAGCTTATTCGGCTGCCTTGATTTGTTGTACTTCAAACTTCGATTCACGATGTAATGAGTCTACTACAGTTTCCGTTTGCCCAATCTTATCTATTACTGATTGACTAGTTTTTGATAAAGTAAAAAACCAATATAACATATATGGCTATTAAAACTATGCCAGCTATGCAACGACCAGTTTTTAAATATTGACCGCCAATTTATCCTCTGAATTAACAATGGCGAAATGAAAAATATAGAAGATGCAAAAAGTAATAACAATATTCCAAAGCCAATCGTATTAGCTATTAATTGATACAAATTCAAAGCTGTATTATTTATAAAAATATTCACAATACCAAAGAGGAAAGTGATAGCAGCTTGTAAAGATCGCTATTAAATCATAAGCTTTCTTATCAGAAGTTTTAATATCATTTTTTTATTTGAGTTATTCTTTTCTTTCTATTGACAAATCACAACGGAACCTTAAATACTCTTTCGTTCTATTAAATTGTTCCAACCGTTCTTTCAATGTGTTATAGTCAAATATACTTCGCATAAGCCGAAGGTACAAACAATTTAATAGATCCATTATCTACACAATACATAGACTCTTCAAATGGCAATTGAAAAGGGAAAAAACTGATGAGATCGACTCCACTCATAAGATTCTCTATATAAAATAATCACGCGACTAAGTTCTTCAAGTTTATCTTCTATTAACCTATCATCAAAATCTTCTTTTTCTATGTGAAGTTCAAATACATTTAGTGGATAGCTTCTATAGCCTTTTTCATATGGATGAAAATTTTTCCACTCCTGTTTTTTGCTTGTATATTCTCTATATGTCTAAGTTCTTCTTTTATTTGCCTTTAGACTAGGTTCACATTTTTGTGTATAAAACGAAAAACGGCAATTATGCAAAAAATTCAGCACCGAATTTAATGAAAATTTATTATATTCTTCTATCAAATTGCCAGGATTTATAAACTCTCTCGAATTTCGTTTTATCTGATAAATATCCGAAAACTTTCCAAGAACAAAGTCCATCTTAACAATATCAGACTTGTTAGCAAGATTCTGTTTATAGTATTTCATCAACAAAACAAATGATTTTAGTTCAGGATTTATCCCACTAATATCCTCCAAAAGTTCATTTGCTTTTGATTCAGAATCACATTCTTTTGCAATAAATCCATCATAATACCCAACATCTAAATCTTTAGGATTTATGCATATAGCACTTGATTCAGTATTAATATAAAAAGGAGATTCTTTAATATTGTATATTATAAAATGGCATTTGTGGAGCAATACAGCTAAAAACAGACCTTCTTTCAGAGCTACCTTCAGAGATGCATTCCTTCAATCTATCTCTACTTATAAGGAGATTATGAAATTCATCTTCACCAATGGGGAAACCGGTAATCAAACAAACATAAAGGAATTGTTATCTCTGAAAATAATTTAAGAATTTTGTCGGTCGACTTAATATTTTTCAATTTGTAGAAACCATATTTGTATTGGTTTCCCTCAGTATTAAATTTATTTTTCGAAATTGTTACAAAATAATTATAATGTTGCAATGCATTATAGATTGAGTAATTCAAATCTCTATATCGTGATAGTAACCTGTCAACCCTTTCACTTCCAGACTCCGAAAGTGATGGAGGAGCATATTCCACTGTCGTCCTTGGCTAGAAAGTTATTTAATACATCAAGGAAATTAGGAACATTAATATATTCCCCACTAATAATTGACCTACTTAACAGTATAAAACATGTCTCAAAAAAAAATTCAATTTGAGCACTTTATCAAAAAAGACAGATTCCTCCTCGCTACTATTGGGAAGCCAAGATTCTGGGAACTCCTCTATGAATTGATTATAACATTGCTCTAATATAAAACTCATCCTTTATTTATTCAAAGTATTTATTCCTATCGTTCCTAATCGATTCTATAGTCATTTTGTAACTTGACATTTCCATTAACCTAGCAAAAGCTATGGATTGTCTCCAACTTTCCCATTTATGTGTAATCTCCACCAAAGAAAAGCATTTAATAATATAAGATATTTATTTTTCTCTTTTAAGGTATCAACAGCATCCTTTATCCGAGTGTAATCTTCTATTTTATAAGGTAATATCGCATTTTCCTTTTTAACAACAGATCTTTCTGTTACAATATAAGATGGTAATCTTTTATCTTGAATAGCATTATATATATCACTCTCTACTGGCCCATAAGGCAATGCATGAAAATTATTAAAAACATCTAATAAATCACTTGCTCCTTCCCTCTTTGGTGCGGCAGTTAAAAACAAAAGTTTGAGTACGGATAACTTTGAACAGTTTCTGAAAATTCATGAATTCTTTACCCTCTTCTTTATACCATTGTTCAAAGAGAGACAACATATAATCAAAGGCAAATATTTTATCCATAATAAAGACTGTATTAGTTCGTTATTGTAATGCTTATACTATAGTTTTAGTTTGCAAATAAAGCAATTATTCTTTCTTGTTCTATTTTTTTGTTAACATTCTTAAGCAAATACTAACATCGGCAACTATTAAACATACATACTTGAATCTACCATTGCCATAAATTATAGCTTACTCCAGTACCTATATAAAATCCTCTGGGATAGCCATAACCAACCTGTAGTCCCAATCCCCATCTACGCTTATCTTTCACTTTGACGGTGTGGTATATATCATTCGTCACCGTCTGATATACAGTCTTCGGAAATATCTGCAAACTATCTAACCTCGGCCGATATCCGCTCACCCATGCCCGGTAAAGACTATCCTCGTAATAAGCCTGCTCACGATGAACAACAGTGTCGCCGATACGCATAGTATCTGTTAACCGGAAGACCACTAAGGGGCCATAGGTGGCGAAATAAGTAAGGTCTCGATCTGGACTACCGTATTTACCTTTGTCTCGGTACGTATTTCTACCGGGAGAGGCTCTTGCGGGCGGAACCAGGCAACCACACAAACCACTGCCAGCAATATAACTAATATCCAAGGCAACTTTTTCATGGCCGTACAACTACATTACGGAGAAAGTTAGAGAACTCACTACGTACATCAAAGCAAGGACACGCCTTAATATACTCTGCTAGCTCAACTTCGCCGCTACCATCAAGGTCTGGCGAAGTGTCCCGGTGACCAAGAAGCTCAATAATCTGGTATTCCTTACAAAGTTTGGCAACCAGTTCTCGAAGTGCGGCCTTTTGTTCAGGCGTCCGGGTATCGGTTGGTTTCCCGTTTGCATCCAGACCACCCAATATAACAGATACCAACCGAATGTTTGTTGTATGACACATTCGAGAATCCTTTAGTATTACAATGCGCCCCGTCGACAGAGAGAGGGCGTCCAGTCTCCACAGTCCCATCAAGGTCAATCACAAAGTTATAACCAATCTGATTAAAACCACGCGCCCGGTGCATCTGATCAATGTCTTTGGCCCGTAGGTCCTGCCCGGCACGTGTGGCCGAGCAATGGATGATAATTGCATCAATTGTTCTCATTTCTGTACCTCCTTTATTTTTTCAATTAATTCTAAAGCATCCTTCTCCGATGCACACTTTACGATATTGGCTATCACACCAGGCAACTCTGCCGCATGGCTCCGCTTTCTCTTATTATGTTCCCATACGCTCCGAAACTCAATAATCAAAACTCCAACTGTGATGATAATTGTCATATATGGTAAAATGTACCAAGTGAATAGTAAGCCAAGCGTATCAAACATCAACCCAAATAACATCATACGCCAATAGTCACCAGCTTTGGCAAAGGTCCTGCGGAAACCTTTGCTGTTGATTGGCTCTTTCAAGACACGAGCAGTCTGCACACCATCCCACATGTCGATCAATACAGAGATAAACATTACCAGCCAGCACATCAATGTAACACCAATATGCCGGTAGAAATTAGTCAAGTCTAAAGAGTGTAGAAAATTCCAAATTTCTTCCATTTTTGTCACTTTTGAAATATAAATATTAATACTAATTTTGCATCACTCACAGTAGTTATTAAACTACAAAATCCCGATCCAGCTTGTGAAAGTAGGACGGGATTTATTAAACAAAAAGCCCATCAACAACACCTAATACGGGCTGTCAATGGGCATAATCGTATATCGCAAAGGTACTAATTATCTTCTAATTTACAAGACTTTTCCTCCATTCTTATAAGATGATTATTAAGGGTTACCAAGTGGCATTTAAGTTTGCGGCAGATAGCAGCCTTTGACTTTCCTTCAGCAAGCATCTTATCAATAAGTTCCGCTTTCTTATCAAGCTTATAGTGAGTGTTTTTTTCACCAGCTTGCCGGCCTAACTTCTTTCCGGAAGCTTTACGCCAGGCCAGTGCTTCTTTAGTTCGTTGGCTAATTAGGTCGCGTTCGATCTGAGCTGACAGTCCGAAAGCAAAAGCGAGTACCTGACTGTTGATATTATTACCAAGCTCATACTTCTCTTTTACAGTCAACACAAAGGTTTCCTTCGTCATGCAAAGATTGAGCATCGACATAATACTCATCAAGTTTCTACCCAAGCGGCTGATTTCAGAGATAACCAAAGTATCCCCTTTCTTCATTTTCCTAAGTAGTGGACCAAGACGACGTTCTTTCGCAGACTTGGTTCCCGTCACCTGTTCTGATACCCATAAATCTATTTTTTAAACCTTTCGATTCTGCGAATTTTTCAATCTCGAAACGCTGATTCTCTTTAATCTGTTTATCGGTTGAGATTCGAATGTATGCGTAAATCATTTTTGCCTGTGAAGATAGTGATATCATACAGGGTAAACAAACAATGAATCAAACGTCCGTTAAAAGTGAATAGGATATGAAACTGAATGAAGCGACAAAGGTGAATACTATCAATAATGAGTATATCACCTTACTGGATGCCTCCGGTAATCCTTTACTGATTAATAAATCAGATTTATCTAAGGCTATAAAAAGTCTGATGTTTCCTTCTTGGCAGGTTTACATTAGCTCCAGACGAAGAATATGATTTAAAAGTCTCCCATTACGGATTATATATAGTAAGGTCAGGAGATTTAGGCTCAACAGGCTTATTCGTTATTGGTGCAAGACCTGGAGCTGCAATACTCGGATATGATGATTATATATTTTCTTCCGACTTTAATTCTACAGGTAAAATAGTTCTGAGTAAGAAGATACTTAACGGAACTATATTTTTGAAAAATACAAGGGGAAACAATACGAATGTATTCGTAATGCAAATTACAAACTATTTATAGGGGCATTATGCCCCTATAATTATGTAACGTCAATATACGTTGCAGCATCAACTTCATCCTGATTGGCAGCAGTAAAAGAAATACCATCCGAGGAAGATTGGAAAGTATTTAGAATTTTAGCATACACGCCAACGGTATACTGTATTCGTTCCAATATAACTTTAAAAGCTCCAGTATTTTCGTCAGCCCATAACTTAAATTTGGGGACATTAGAGGAAGAAGACCCGCCTATACGGTTTAAAACTATAGTAGGTCTTTTCAGACTCTCAGAGGCCCTATTAATGGACATTAGATAATGACTCATGACACCTCCACCAGATGCGGCTACGGATATTAAGAGGCTTGTGGATTTTGGATTTGTAGAAACCTCAGGTTCGAATATTATCAATGAATTGGAAGCACTCAATCTCTTTTCCATTCTCACTTCATTGGCGGGTTTTAGTCCATTTTTCTCAGTTGTAGCTTCGCTCATTACATTACGAATGGCTTCGGCAAGATTATTCTTGCTGATTCGTACCGGTAGCCCATTACTATCTGTAAGTAGCACAAACTCGCTGCCTATAGTGTTCACTTGGGTGGTTTCGTTTAATTTTCCCATACCTATTCACTTTTAACGGACGTATTTTTATCACTGAATTTTACCCTCAAAACTGTCGGCATAATTCAGAGTAAAAATACATGAATTTGTATGTCCGTTAAAAGTATATGGTATGAAGGAAAATGAGTTAAGTAGTGGTGTACCTACCAAGATACGAGGAATAGACGCTAATGGTAATAGTATAGTGTCAACTCCAAGTGAGTTAATGACTGCATTAGAAAGCATAGGAATGTTTAAACGGATTTTCTTTCCTTTTGGAACTGGTGCCCGATGGCTCAAAATAATGGAAATAAAGCGTGGTATGAATTGCTCGTTTCTGTTAAATATGATATGTTATACTAATCAACCGGCAAGTATAATTGTGGGATATGCAGTTAATTATGATGATCAGATCATGCATTCTGATTTTAAGCAACTTATAGGGAAAGCCGGTGAATTGTATAATCCCAATGTAAAATACAGAAATGAGAATGGAACAATATCCATATGGGCCAAAGATTCCTGCGTTAGTAGTAAGGCATCATGTATAACCATCTTACATGGTAATGCAGAATTTCCGATGATTATTGAAACACCACCGGAAGATGCAATACAGCCTATATGGTAAAGATTTTTATTACATACTTTCATCTTACATCTGCCTCTGGAATATTATCCATTCTGTCGTCCGTTAAAAGTGAATAGGTATGAAAGAGAACGAGATAGCCAGCGGTGTTGCAATAAAGGTGCGAGGCTTAGATACAAACGGCAATAGTATTGTGACAAGTCCTCAGCAAATTGTAGACAATACCAGTTGTCTGCAACTGAAGCAGCTATATGGTACTTATGCTGAGTCATATTACTGCAAGATCGCAACAATGACCCTATCTGGCAGTACAGAAGGCAACCTTGATAATATTGTTTTGGAAATAATCGGAGGTAACGCATACACTGTGCCTAATAGTTTATTATACTTATCGCTGGTATGCCATAGAGAGACGGTAAAGGCCAGCAAGAATAGCATAATAGGTACTTTGAGTATTGGTTATGTCAAAAACGATACTTCGATAGATATATGGGTAAAAACAGCTTCATATTCTAATTCAATTTATGTCTCTATTCTTGGCAGACAAGATCGAAATGCCCTTATAAAAAACGTATATCAAAAGGATGTGCCAGAAGGATATATAGAGATTAATTAATAGGGGCACAATGCCCCTATACTTTAATCAATCCCTCAGGGACTTCATTATTCGTTTCCAACTTAATTATTCCCCCATGATTATCAATAACAGATAAATTGAGCGATCCACCGGAACTCGATTCATATCCCCATACTTCCCGTGTCTCATTTACGTCTCTGTAATACAATCTAAAAGTTGTATTAGCCCCTTGTACATTGATTAATTCCGGTAAGTAACCCTTTCGACAAGATATCATTCCAAGAGGTAACTTTCCTAGAGGACTACCGCTTGCTATAAGAAACTGGCAATTAGCATAATAAACCGTTAAGTTACATAGGTGAATATATTTTTCTGCTAAATAATATTGCATACTTCGTTTAAACAGGTCAACGGATGCCAATCCCTTTTGTTCCTTTGTAGCTTCAGACATTACCAACCTAATTACTTCAGCAAGGTCAGCTCTATTTATACGTACTGGATTACCATTAGGATCTATTAAGGCGATATATTCACTATTGATACTATTTACCTGTGTACTTTCATTTAATTTCATACCATTCACTTTTAACGGACGATAGGTATGAAGCAATTAGGGGATATTTAAGCTTCCACTTTTTAGAATGTAAATTCTTTGACATAGTATTCCGCATCCGGTTCTTCTGAAACTTCTACCGGTGTCTGAAAAGTAAATCCAATATTATTGCTGTAAGCAAAGTCTATATCGTTCTTTCCATTCGAACAGATATAAATGTCAAGCATTCCATTTTCTGTAGTCGAACTTTTGTATAGTAATCGCACTTTACTAATACATTTACTGGAGACTCCTAATTGAACAACGTTCTGCAATTTGCTGTAGCCATCTAACGCAATGTAGAATAATTGGGAACAAGGAGCATTATTCGTATATCGACTTCCTACATTGAGCAATACTGAGCTTGCCATATAACATCTACGACTTATAGCGATTCTATACCACTTGCCATTAAGAGCACCTGCCATAGAGAATGTACCGCATCCTCCTGACTTTGCAATTTCTTTAGGGGTGGTCACTATACTGTTGCCATTAGCGTCTATTCCTCGCACCTTAGTAGCTGTACCATTATTCAATTCATTCTCTTTCATACCATTCAGTTTTAACGGACGTCTAAATTATATCAAAAAACGCCCAAATTCAACATTTAATTTTTAATCTCGTTTTGTTTAATTTTATTCCAATTAAGAAGTGGGATAACTTTTTGTAACTACCCCATCTCTTAAAAAAGTAATCCCAGATATAGGACTTATCGTCATATCATAAAAGACATCTATTCCCTTAGCCCTAAGAGCTATTGATCCGGGAGAAACGTCGGCTAAAGCTGTTACGACACCAGAAGACATAATCCTTTGCATACGTAGCCTTGGTATACTTGTTATCTCTCCGTTCCATTCTGAATCCATGAATGACATAGTCAGAACCTCCTGCTCGGACTGATTATACATTTTGATGGAATTTGTTTCAGGATCAATTACAACACGCTTACCGTTAAACGAAGTTTCGATACGACCAACGATTTCAATATCACCGTTTTTCCTTTTATTTTGAAACTATTGTTTGGAGAGCGGATATTCTTGAAAACACCTCCATTCACTTCGACATTATTACCCTTAAACAAACCAATGGCAAAATCCAGAAGAAGATTAGGAGTAAAAGTTCCCATATAGAACTCTTTATAATTCGAAGTCGAATTACCGTCAGCATCAACACCTTGTTGTGAGAACATATAATCTCCTGAAAAGACAGCACTCGCCAATTTTGCGAAGTTAGCCATCAATATTTCTACATAAATAGCCTTATAACTTTCAAAAGGTATCCAAGTGGCTTTGGTGCCATTGACTGCATAATCCTTTTGAGGATTATTAATATTTGATGGAACACCATGACCGATCCAGGTGGTAATCTGATTCATCACATAATAGATACCATTATATAGTACATAAGGGGCGACCATATCCGTACATATATAATCCGTATGTAAGTCGTATTCACCTGCCGGATAAGGAAGCTGGCCACGAGAACCTTTTGCACCATCCTCAGGAGCTGCTGTAACATTAAAGGTTGATGCTACTATCTGTTTCTTTTGCCATAAGATTTAAGATTTAGTTCCTTGTACATAGCCGGTAATATTACCCCCTGCACCCTTCACATCGGTATAGGTAAGTTTACATCCGGTTGTGGTAGGCGCATTGGCCGGAGTAAAAGCGGTACCGTCAGCTTTCGTAAAAGTAGTCTTGAATGTAAAGCCGGTTACTTCTTCACCTGTACCAGTCTTCTTAACCTTATATGTCGCAGTTACCTCACTGGTAGCACCGCTGCTGGTAAGAAACGTAGGCCCACTGAAATTAACAGCCAAGAATAACGGATCAGTTTCATCACTCACTTCACCGATTGCAATAGCAAACCACCTCACCACTGATAATAAATTCAGCTCTTATACTTAGCTTGGAATCGATATCATCAGCCACTAATGAAACACTGTTAGCGGTTGACCATGCTGTGGTGGAAGGCATCTTATACCATTTCAGGGAGTAGTTACTTTGGGGAACTAATGAACCGCCTTTATAGAGTTCCTGATCCACTTTAACGGTAGCTGTATCACCATCAATAATACCACCATCGGAAGGATAAAGGAAACCGTAATAGGCAGAATTACTAAATTCTGAGATGGCAAGAGGTATCTCAGAAGTGTAGCCAAGATTATGCCCGGAAGCCTCAATCTCACCATCCATGCGGATAGTATCTGCATCCATGTTAGAAGCGGAAGCAAGATTTCCTACGATCTTCAGAGCCGGTACATTCACGGAGCCATTATTGTAAGTAGTGGTTTGCATCTTACCGGCTACGGCAGCCGGAGCGGTAGCTAACCCGGAAGCGTTGAATGTTATAAGTGTATTGTTATAATACCATTTCTCGGAACCAGAAAACAATCGACTTGATCACATTCTCATTGCCTGAGCGCATGACCGGATAGATGATAGGTTGATTAGCCGCTACACTCCAGTCCGGTACGCACTTACCCGTATCCTTCTGAATACATCTGTACAAGCGGCTTCGTAGATCGAATATTCCCCTGTGCACTATCACCATCAATAATCATACCGATATAAAAAAGAACCCGCAACATCACTCATCCTGTACCTCCTCTCCGTTAATTGAGTTATCTTCCGCCACAGGTTCTTTATCACTGTCCTGAACCGGCAAAGAAAATCCTCAGCAGGTAATTCACTATTGTTTTCATTCTGTACCTCCTCTCCAATTTTATTTCCACCGGCTTCGATTAGCTTGGCGGCTTCCTGTTCAGTAAGAACCTGCCCGGCAATGCCTTTCACATATTCTTCCGGCTCGAACCTGACCATGCGCAGATCACTTTCGTTAATGATAAACTCCCCGTCAGCAGTCCGATGGCGGACATCAATCACACCGGCACGACGGGGCGATATCGGCGGACACTTTTAAATACTTCATTTCTCTCATACCCATATAAATTAAATTGTTAGCCTCTGGCTATTATTACTTCATTGGCGCCTGTACGGATGGGATCACCACTCTTGGTAGTAAGCACCGTATAAGGGCCTATCTCGTAGACTTCAGGATAAACAGACATCTGCAGGCCACCACTCAGGCGTAAGCTGCCGGCTGTAACCGATATCGAACTACCGTGTCCGATTTTCCGTAGCAGTCGCACCCGCAGCAGACGACTTCTTAAACCACTTCACAAAAAAAGTATTTATTGATCTGGTCCGTTGTCAGCTCCTCTTTATTCGTCAGTATCTTCACATAAAAAGTCATGTTGGCCATTCCCTGACGAATGGTATTGCCATTCGGACTATAGACAAATGCCTTAATCGGAGGAATCTTATAAACTATGGCCGTCTCAGCCATCAAAGTATCATCCGTAGGAGCTGACGGCTTGGTTCCGGTATAATAAGCCGCCGCGCGGCAGCGGATAACGCTCATATATGTATTGTCAGCATCAATACGCAAAGTATTTGGTACCCTGACCGGATACATATTCAATATTCAGGTCAGAAGAGTTGATAAGGGTTTTCCTCTCCGTTCTCGACTTTGTACCACCAATATGCTACATTGGCATCCGCTACCGTCTCGCTGCCCATTTTCAATACAGCAAGTGATATCTATGTATTGGTTATCCTTCAAAGGATTATAGGTTATCTTGGGCAGGTTGGTTAACACTCAATGAAAGCTGGTCATCACTCTTCTGTATAGAGTTCAGAGTGAATGTATCGGTATATACCAACGTGTTTTTATTTCTGGAATCCACATAGGTAAGCCCGGCAAAGAATCTGCACAGGAGTAGTTGGCGAAACATTCTTCTTCACAAGCAATGTTCCGTCAGCATTCAGTGTATAATTGCTATTCTCCGAGGTAATCTGAGTGCTCTCACTGTTTTCATACCAGGTGACAGTCAGCTGACTACTTTTATCCCCATTACTGATAATCTTATCCGGATCGACAATACTGAGGAATGCCTTTAGCTTCATCGGGGTAATGGTTTCGATTCGGGATGAAGGTGTTAGCATTCGTGTAATAAAACTGTGTCTTACTACCTCCACCATCTATTACAATACAAAAACTCGCCTTCAGAGGCGTATAAACTGGTTCTGACCGGCTGCGGTTGAAACCGCGGTTTTAATTTTCATACAATTATGCTATTTTCGATATTTAATACTCTCAATACCGTCACGGACGTATGCCGTACAGGTGAATTTCACTTTTCTTGTAGCACCCCAATTGGAAGGCATGTCCTCGTTTGTCAGGTGCAGTACCCGCCCGTTATTGGCGTGAGCGACCGACCAGGCATTATCTTCCGTCACCTGACCACTATCACGAGTCCATGACCAGTCACCGGGCAAACACATCCGCAGAGATATCATTATAGCCCCAATAGACAATAGGGGTAAATTCCGCATTGACCTTACCGGCAAAAGAAGTTATAACCGTTACTGGATGAGAATTCAAGGGTTAGTTCTGAGTTACCTTCAATCTGCGCCCAGTCGGTTGCATTCCATTTGGGTTCTTGAAGTGTGCCGGTAGACAGACACATCCATTTACAGCCGACATGATAGACCGCATCATAAACTGTGTCTGTAGACTGATAGGGATTGTTCACAGCATCCTCAGATGACCACGGACCCCGATTATTCTCAGAACGAACTGGTGTACCCTGATAGTCTATACGCAATAAGTCCTGTATAGCGATACCACGACAATAGATATAGCTATGTCGGTAGTTTATAGGCAGGTTGTCAAATAGTGACAACTGCTTTAACTTGCCTATAATGATGGCATAGTTATTCTCTTTTCCAGTATAGGTTTTCGTTACTCCATCGAGCATACAGATACACTTTCTCACGGGAAGATAGGTACCAATATGCCTGACGATCTTCGTTCACCGGATTACCACGATGAGATAATATCATTAGCGGCTCCGGCGGGTAGTTTTTGCCTCCTGGAACTTCATCGTCCGGATACATGACCGCAGTGATGGTATTAGATACTGTATTCACGTTTAAGGACACGCAGCCAGGAAGTATAGTAATCTCCGGTACCTGAAGCAAGATTATTCCACCATGCCGTAAAACTACATCATTCTCGTCCAAGGCTGTGAAATCATTCTCCCAAACGTTTACGAAGCGGTAAAACGATAGGTACCATCTTCTAATAGTTCGACACTCTCAATCGTGCCAGATTCGGAAAAATGAATAATCACTTTCCATAGCTGAAAGGCGATTAAAAAATTATCTCCAAAAACGGTCAGCGATGACCGCAACTCCATGCGGTCAGCCTGGTATCCTCCCTTTATTATCCGCGATTATGCCCTTGCCCGCAGTTAGTGAGTCTATGGCTTCGCCAACCTCTAGTCCTCCTAATAACCTCAATAGGTAATTAGTGAAATCTAGTTTATCTTTACGAAGAAACATTGATAACGAACGCAATGCCGAGAACACATTGCTGTCAGTTGCAGGAGTGGAGTCATTCCTTCTTATCAACATATTACACCACTACCGCTTCCAACCTGTAATAAACCCTGTCCTTTGAGAGTGAGATTTTTCCCAACCTTGTCCTCTAGTTCCCCGATGCGGGAATAGGCAGCAGTTTCCCCGACAGTATATACGGGGGAATCATAAGGCTTATCAAGGTTGAATTCGAAACCCGATAACCCCTCGACAGCCTTCCGTTTTTCGAAAATAGGCTTTGTTTATGAGGTTCACCCTTTGACCGATACCGTAGAGATTATGCATTCCATCCTCGCTGTATGCGTTATCGGACATCATCGTGCAGTTGTAGGTGTTCGGGTCTATCTTAGATTTGGCAATGTACTTTTCAGCCTCTTCCTTCAGTTCCCGTTCGGCAGCGGATACAAGTCCTAATTTCTGTTATTTTGGTTGAATCCCAACCTGACAAAAACGTAGGTATCGCCGTCTTCGGGGATGAGGCACCTCATCGGGTAACGGGCGACCGTAATCCTCGTTTCGGACAATTTCCCAAAGCTGTTCATCCTTACCGTCGGGATCAAAGGTTACAGCGAAACCACCATACCGTTCAATTTACCCGACTGGAAGATGATTGTCAATTCCTCACCGGGGAGGATATAATCTTTGGAGAAAGTTATCCCTGTGTCCTTGAAACGGTAAGCGTCCCACTTCTTTTCGGTAGTCGTTCCATCAGCATTCTCAATGGTTTCGGTATATTCCTTGGTAGTGATGTCCGACATAGTTCCAACTCTCCGGGGATAGACTTCATCGAAGATAACCACTTGCTCGATAGCTTCCTCTGTACTCATTTTCGGATAAGCATCTATGTACGGAGTTCCTTCGGGTAGCATCAATCTTTTTTGCACCACACCATTTACCACCACCGCTTCGTCAACGGGACGGTAGTTGGCAGGAATGTTCCTTGTCGAGCCGAAAGTATAGATACGGGTGGCATAGGTTGACTGGGATTCGGAGCGTGACATTTCCCCCACGTTCTTAGCGATTTCCATATTCACGTAGTCGCCAAACTCGCATTTACCGAAGTGGATAATATTGTCTGTCATCCAGCACTCGCAATCCCATTTCTTCGCCATTTCAAAACAGGCATCTAAGATATTGGTGTTATCATAAGTCATTAACAGAGACTTGTTCTCGACCGTACTGTCAATGGAAAAATCAAAATCCTGTCCTTTGTAAGTATAACCAAGAGCTTTCAAGTTTCTCAGGACTATACTTGCTTGTACGTTGAGTGGAGCAGTCAGACTCCAGGACGCTTCCTGCCCAGATGTCTCCGGGGTATATTTGAAGATTTTATTTTTCCATTTCCAGTAGTGAGCATCAAGTCTTAGTTCATAATCATAGCCTGCGTTATCGGTATTGAAGGTAGGACTCTGCAAATCGCACACTTCAAATAGTCCAAAGTCGCATTCAACGTAAGTTCCGAGCTTGAAGTATATGGGATTCTCCAAAGAGAATTTCAAAAGTATGTAATCCTCTTTTTGGAGCGTAAGCTTCCGCTTGCAACCTTCGTTGGGAGGGGTTGAAAGAAGAATGGCACTGGATATGTCTTTTGATATCTATCATACCTCAAAGGTCGGAAATAAAAGAAAGAAGCCCTAACTTTTAGGGCTTCCTGTTGTGACATTAGAAATAAGGTCACAAATTAAGTTCTATTTGCCGGATTCGGCTCCGAAAATTTACTTGAAATCTTACCAAAAGTCCTATCTAAGCTCTGAGCATAAGTGACACTCTTGCCAGTATAAATAAGATGGTAAACCTCGCTACTATTGGTTGGGACTTGAATATCAACCGCACCTTTATACAGTTCATCAAAGAAAGCTTTCTTCTTTGCTTGATAATCTGACTGAGAATTACCCTCGATAGTGAACGAAAGAGTTATTTCCCGCTCATCAACCTTAGGATTATTGATTATTACCCGTTTCCCATGTTCAAGTCGGCTTTTATTCTCAATAAAGTCTTTCATGGGGACGGCTGCCCCAATTACATCAAGAAACCCCTCTCCCATTCTTACACCCCATGTTGTGTAAGCATCCTTGTTGTTGATTAACAGCTCATTCATTAGTAAATCTGCCATAACTTATAA